AATTAACTGTTTCATCTCTAAAAGCATGTTTTTCTGATCTTGGAAATTGTCTGTAATATTCGTTTAAAGCATCACTGTCGTGTTTTAAACCATCGACTTCATTTTCCCAATGTTCAATAACTCCTGTAAAGATTTTTTCCCCATCAATTCCCTCAAGCGGCTCTGATGGTGTGTCGAAGACAGGATATCCGTACTTGTCAATAAACCCTTCGTATCCCCATTCCATAGGTATGAACAAAGAATATAATCCACTTGCAGTCTGGCCATTGCGATTTCTATTTGTGACATCTGAATTATAAAATAATTTTTTAAAGTTATCACCACCTTTCGCTAAAGAATTAGATGTTGATCCCATCATACATTTACCAACTATTTTTGCTCCGAGCCTGAGGCAGGTTTTCGTGATCCTCCAATTGTTGAGGATATTATCCGGCCTCTCCCATTTGCCCGATTCGTCGTGGACAAGGAGTTGTAATTTCTCCCCATCGTACGAGTTGTCCCCTGTGTTCTTCCAGTCGATCGTGGTGTCCAAGCCTTCTCCCATTTTCTCTTCTTCTTTTCCGGTTTCTTTAAGGGAATTTCTGGTAAGTCTTTTGGAAGGAATCTTATAGGATAATTCTGTTTTGGGACGTTCCATTCCGTCCTGTATTGGTTTGAAGAAAAACGGGTAGTTGATGCTAATTGGAACAACCTTATCTGTGAACATCTTCTTTGCATCTGCACCAGTCTTAGATAAGATCCCAAACCTAGAGTCTTTTGATATTGTTGCCAAGTTAACAGTCTCTGATGATGCCATAAAGCTAAACCCAGACCGTCTATTCTTGAGGTAGCACATTCCATAAGATCTCTTGTCTGCCTTGCAAGCCTCCCAGAAGTAATAAAATATTCTGTTTGCCTGCCTAAAATCAGGTGATCCAACGTCGATCTTTGTCCAAGTGAGATATATATAGTGCGATCCTGTAATGTAGTTCGGGGAACCGTTGCACATGAACCAATAACCAGCATCCCTGCGATTAAACTCATCATCAATATAACTATAGTATTTTTCTTTAATATCTTCTGAATAGTTTTGAAAATCATATATAGTTTTTATTTTATTTAAAGATTCTGGTTTGTTTGGTATTTTAAAGAACTGCTCTGATTGCTTTAGATCTTTTCCATTTATTTTTTCTGGAGTTTTAGGTAATCCTACCTTAAGACCTTGTATATCATATATATCACCTAATGTACCGTCTTTACTTATTATAACACAATCTAAATCTTCATTATAACCATATTTAAAGTTATTATGTTTGTTAGTATGTTTTATTTTTTTATCAAGTAAGTGCTTTCTATGTATTGTATATAATGTTTGCTTATACATTATTTAATTCTATTTTCAACACTTAAAAACGTTTTAGTTTCTTTACCGCTTTTGCTCTCTGTTAGTTGTTCTATTTTTTCAATTATTTTTAAAGAATCTTCAATAGCAACCCATTTTGCTTGAGCAGCCGTCTTGGCTTTTTCAGGATCAAGTTCAACTAAATCAATTTTTTGTCTTATAACCTTGTCAAGTTCAATTAAAGCTTGTTCAGCTGCTAGAACTATTTTTTGTCTTCGGTCCATAATTTATTGTTATTTGATTTGATAATACACGATATAATTTTTGACCATCTATGGTAAACTCATATTCTGAGTTAGGTGTAAACCCCACTACCGATCCTTTAGATAGCCCTAATTGCTGTAATTCTTTATTTAGGTATACTAACTCTCCTGATAAATTTTCATCCGTCTGAAGTGCCCATTTATCTTCTTTATACAGCGGCTTTACAAAACAATATTCTGGCAAACAGTTCCATTTGTCGTTTTTTTTATAAGCGTATATTTGATCACTAGAAACTATATATTTATCTTCACCTATATAACTAGCTGAGTTTCTTTCTTTGCCATGGGAATCATACCATCTTCTAAATACATTGTGATGCAAGATAACATCATCTCCTTTTTCTATCGCTGCATCGCTTGTAAGAGGGCAAGAATAAACAGTACCAATACGATTAACAAAAATGTGGTCACGTTCTGTAATTTCTGTGTTAACAATTAATTTTTTGTCGTCAATTTTAACCACATTATTATAGCGGTTTTCAGTAGATATGATATAGTCAAAAAGTGCCTGCATTAATAATCTAAATTATATTCAACAGATACAGCCATGTTAGAATTAAAATGTTTCCACGGTAGTACTTCTTTGTTTTTAGTTATGAATATTTTAAAAGAACCATCTTCTTCTAATATATCTGAAATAGTATGCCCTCCATAAACCTCTTGTCCTACAGAGTAGTGCATTGCTTCGTTTTTGTAGTCAGTACCAATGCTAATCTTACGTATTAATTTTGCCATTTAATTTAATTTAGTATGTCCATATCGTTACAGGAGGTGCGCCTTCATAGCCAACTCCAACGTGAACAAAATTGTTTTTTCTACTTATACCTATTCTTGTAAATCCAACTTCTATAGCTGCCTTTACTAGCTTATAAGTAGCTTCACCGCCTACGCATGCAATATCAACAGCTGCACCATGGGTGTGTTCCCCAGGTTTAGCTTTACGTGCTTCTATTGGATGCTCAGGCGATCTGTATGTTGATGTAAGCTTGATTGGATATCCATATACCTCTCTTAGGTTATCGAGCATTATAAGCAATGCTCTGTCCATTTTATCAAACTCTTTAAATTCAGATTCATTAAAATATTTCATGTTTCATTCTTTTGATTTTTTTACTATCATTAAAATGGTATATGCTATTGATAGTAATAATACTATTGTCTGTAAAACTGTATTCATTTCCGGTATTATTGAAAATATCATTGCGCCTACGTTTATTCCGAAGATCTTAAAGTCTTGTTCTATCATTGTTTATGTTTATTATTTCCAAATACCTTTTCGACGCCGCGAGAACCGAAATAGCCTCCTATGACTATAGTTAATAATGAAGTAACTGATTCCAGTGAATAGCCGGCGTACCACCCTATAACATATGATATTGTTAAAAATATAAGAACCAATGGACGGACATTGGATGCAAGCCAATTTCCGCTTCTAGCATCTGCGACCCACCTTTTGGTTGTGCCATCTATTTCAGCTCGTTCTATTTTTAACTTTTCTAGGGCAACTTGTTTATCAGCTTCAGATAGCTGAGAGTTACCACTAATTAGTTCTGATATTACATTCCCTGGCAATATTGCATCGCCGACTATACCCAGAATACTAGGTGCCTTTTCGATTAAAAACCGTCCGACACCTGTATCTTTAAAAGGTTTCTTTTTGTCACTCATTTTATTTAATTTAAGCTATTGCCATAAAGATGTATGAACCACCGTTTGCGTTTATTCCTGTGTCAGTTGAAACTATTTGAAAACCATTAGATAAAAAATTAAATCCATTTCCGAGATTACCTACGGATTCTACTGCATTACTATTAGGTATTAAAGCTAAATTAGTTGGGTTTGTAGTATTTCTTTTATTATCAAAAACAAGCCAATTATCCACTGAATCAATTCTTTTTACCATTAAAAAAGCAGGTCTAAATCCTGTAACTATATTTGGAGTTCCCGATGCTCCTGTTCCAACGTAAGAACCTATTTTAGAATATCCATCTACTTCTGCGAAACAGTAGTGAAGAAAATCATAAGATGTACTTGTCCATTGTATATTAAAAGTTGTATCGTTTGCATTAAAAGTTAATCCAACAGAACGGGCTGCGGCAGCGGCATTTAATTCTAATACATTAGTGTTTCCTATTACATCTGGCATAAATACCCACCAACTATCCGCTATATTTCTAACCCTACTTATAACAATTTTAGGTGTACTATTTAAACCGTGTCCAAATGTTTGAGAACTTAGCATTGAACTTGTGTGTGTAACAATGCTAAAGCCTGCATCTGGGTTTGCCGATATTTGAGAAGCTGTATTCCCTTGAGGGTTTGTTACTTTTGCGCCCCCTGCTTTCCAGTTCCAAGCTACGTAGTCTTTACCTGTGTTATAATTAAAGTAACTATTGTCAGTAGTTCCTGCTTTACCAGTAAACCCATCAATATCAAAAGAACCTAAATATCCATAATTCTGCGAATCACTTATTAAACTAGACTCTGAATTTGTTGTGTTAGTCATTAATTTATGATTTACGCCAGCACCTCTAACAGAGTCATATAACGTATGTGAGTAAGCATCGGTTCTTGCTTTAGCCCAAACTAAATCTGGTTGAAAAC